GAACCTTCATTAAAATATAGGCACAATATTTTAATGATTGTTTTTGTCTATAAATTGGTGTTGTGCACTTAGCCAATGTGGTGCGCCAATGGGTTGTTCTGGAGTTGTCTCTTCGCAATATCCAAGTTTCTCGTGTTGGGGTTCTCGTGACCCTTGTATGCATTGAATTGGTGGAAAGGCTTTTGTTGGTAGTTTTGTGTCCAACCACCATTCGCTGCGTTAATGCGACCATCGACACGTGTAGTATCCGAACGAACTGCAGTGAGGGCACCACCTTGCTTGAGGGCACTCTCTCGCACATTCATGCGGCCTGGGTTACCCATACGGTTCGCCTTACCTCTACGATCCTCAGGGCGGAAACCATACTTCATCAACTCCTCGTTGTTCTTGGCAGTCATCTGAGAAGCCACACTCGTCGCATAGGCACCGCTAAAGTTGGTGATACCTGGGGTCGCGTGACTGTAGTAAGAGAATTGTGTATCATTGCGATCACTCTTGAAACGAGTTGGGTCCTGTGGCATCGTCTGGGCTGGAACGAAGCGCTTTGCACCATTGAAGCCAAGGCCGTCTGAACGTTGACCAGTCTCTGAACGGTGTGTCGTTCGCATCGTCTTCTGGTGGCTCGCACGTGGCACAGCGGCAGACATACCCTGTGCCCGCCCCTCCATCGTGGGACGGCGAGATGGAAGGTATGCAGTGGTTTCTGGTTTATTGTGGGTTAATTGACCAACAACAGCACCACGACCACCAGTGATATCCATAGCTGGACCAGAACGACCTGGGAGCGTCGTAAGCCTGTACTCACCAACATTAATTGGGTTCACACGGAACATCTGCTGGAAACCACCTTGAGCTGGTGTATCGGCACTCACACCCAAACCTGGACCAACCAATTGCTTCTCAATTGGGGAGAGGTTGTTCATACGACCTGTATCATACATACGATTTCTCATATTGAGGATCTCCTGACCACCACTTCTCTGTTGACGATCGATGTCAGCGAAGCTTGTCACTTCCATCTTACGCGCTACTTCAACTCGTGGTTGAAAATCTCTTTCTACGAATTCTGGGGCATCGTCATCATCGACAATCACCTGTTGTGTAATAAGGTCCTGTTCAACAATTGGCTCTGGTTGTGGCTTCTTACTTAAAGATCGACCAGCGAAAATCAAACCAGCAACTGCTGCAAGCGAAATAGGGTCAGCCATTCTTATTTCTTAGTAACATTTTTATTAGCGTATCTTTGATGGAAGAGTCCGTTCTGGAGTTCTGCACGTGTACTCGAGGGTTCATATCTCATAGTACGAATTGGTATCTTACATTCCATATTTGTGAGTGGGAAAAGGTTGCGTTCGTAGGTTGGAACAACAACCTTACCAAAGCGAGATGTTGATTGTGGGCGAAGTTGGTCACTCACATCAATGTATTGCGCTGGAGAACCCTTGCCCGCCATGTATGGTGATGTACCATACAACATGGTGTTTGGGCGGCACCCACCACAGTTCACAGAACTGGACTGAGGGTACACAAAGATTTCTTCCGTCGCACGCACTGGTGGGACTGCACCTGCATTTTGAACGATCGCAAGACCAGGCTGAAGTTGGTATGCCATTTATTATTACAAAAGATTTATTATCTACGCGGATCCATTTCCTCCACCAAACATTCCGCCACGTTTATCACCATCATAACCAATCCCACCAAACGCCTCAAGCTGGACACCACGGGCGTCGGGGTTGCACATTCTTGGGTTACTCCTGCAAATATCACCATTCTTTGGTCCATACAACCATTCAGCAAATTCAGTTTGGTCGCCTGGGATCTTAGAAACTGGTGCTGTAATGAACTGACGAGCCGCGGCGTTGCGCTGGTATTTGGGGAGAGGTGAACGAGATCGTCCCGCGTCATATGGGATACGATCATCAACATAACTCTTGACGAATGGTTTCACACTTGGATAGTAGCATGCTTCAAGGCGATTTGGGGCATCGGTGTAATCTGTGATGAGCACGTTGCCCATAGGGTTGTCTTGGGTTGGCATCTGACAACCCCGCCCATCACTCGTAACACTCAAACCATACCCCTCCCTAACCATTTTTGACCTGTACATAACATAAAGAACACTGAGAATGGTGGCACCAAGAACAAAAACTCTTGGATCACGGCGTGTAAGGTAAATAACGCAAGTGGTGTAAATTATAAATCGAGACGCCGCGTTAATTCTTTCTTCTGGAGTCTGATCACGGGTTGGCCAGAACTGAGTAACTCGTTCAGCTCTAATGAGTTGCTGAGGATCGTCAAACCAAGCCTTCATTTAGTATAACATGAGGTTTATTTTTTACCCATACCACCAAGCATACTGCCCATCATTTTCATGAGGGCATCTTGATCAATCTCACCACCCTCGGTCTGCATCTTATCAGCACAGTCTTTAGCGATAGTCTCGATGAGACTGAGCGTCTCTGCTGGGATCGCAGTGATAGTGGTACCCAACATGTAGAGGGTCTGGAGATACTGCCATGTCGCAGCCTTCGTATTTGGGCTCATACGAGACCAGTAGCTCTTGATATTGAGATCCTTGAGCATATCAATCTTCTCAATCTCCTCAAGGATAAATGTCTCATCCTTCGCAGATATTCTCTCCGCAAAGGGTGTCACACCCTTCATGAAGCCGTCAACAATAAGACGGGGGTTTGTTGTCTTGAGAAGTTCAAAGGAGGTAGTCATCTTCTTAATTCCGGTTTCATCTGGAAAAGTCTTGTGCAATTCCACAAGAAATTGGGAAAGCATGTCATTGAAAGCAGTGACAGACGCCATTTTCTTATTCGTAGGGTTAAATCTTTAAGTTTAGAAAGGGTCGTTAGAAATAGCCTCTCTCTGACCAAGACCATTCGCGACAATAAAGTAGACAAGGATCGCATTGAGAGCCGCTGGCTTGGTGTATTTATTGAGTTCCAACTTACCCTCATTATTGAGTTGGGCCTTCACATGAATGTAACCAGCAGTGATGGCTCCAGCGATGATGGCAGCACTCAGGGGGTCTCGGAGATATTCGGATAGATCTTCCATTTAATTATACGCAGTTTTTTTTACACGCTGTTCTGGGGCATCTCCAAAGAGGACACCGTCGTCCTCTGGGTCTTCCATTTGCATTTCGGGTTCTTGTGGCATTGCGTGTGTAAGAGGTTCTGGTGCTGGATCCTGAACACCCGGTACAGTCTTGAACTCATTTTCGAGGCCTGTTGGTTGGAGGGGGTCCTCACCGCCCATCATGGGTTCGTCTTCTGGGAGTGGCTCAGCCTCTGGTTCTGGGAAGGCATCGTCAGTTGGACCGTCAAACACCTCTGGGTCTTCACTATCATGGACTTCACCATTAAGGTCAATGTCCCGTAGCCCCTCCGTCTGGGACATGTAGGTCTGGAGGATTTCCTTGACTGGAATGAGCTCCTTCACAGTAGCCTCGATGCATATAGAGAAACGTCGGGTCAAGTCCTCATCACGAGCATATTCACTTTGCTCCTCGTGGAACACATATGGATCCTTGTAGAGGTCTTTGGCCACATTGTTGTAGCACGTTTGAATGAAAACTTCGTTGCTTGGGAGCTTGAGACTGATCTTCTTGTTGTCCGCCTTGAGACGAACAGCTGAAAGGATCTTCGTGGATGCGACAAACACGGCTGCCAACAGATCATTGAACCAAGCACACCGGTTCGCAATATTGTCACTGTGCTGCTTAGACATGGCATTAGACCAGTTGGGTACCTCCTTCAATAACTTTTGAAACATAATGAGTGTCTTTCGCCCATTGGAGAGCTTGGTCGCTTCATTATACATATCCTGAAAAACTTCAATCATAGGTGGACACATGATGAGGTAAAGCTGTCCCATGTACTCCTTCTTCGCTTCTACCATTATATTGAGGTTGTCCATTTATCATTGAGAGTGTTTTTAATAGTGGCTGTCCTACGCACCTCTCCTGTACTTATCTGCCATCTTTTTGAGGTTCATGAGATCTGGAAACTCTGTCTCATCTGGACCAGATGTCTTCTGCTTCACCTTTCTGCGTATGATCCATGAGACGTACATGTCATATTCACCTACAAGTCGCACATCAAAACCACCCAGCTTGAGTTGTCTCATAATGTAACGTGCAGCCGCACCTCTATCAAATGTGGGGTATCCTATCACAAATGTTGGAACTGTGAGGAATACCTGCTTGTGACCAAGCTCCACAGATTGTTTAATTTTTCGGGAAAACTGTTCATATACTCGGGTGTATATCTCCTTCTTGATCTGTTTTCGCTTCTCATCAATCTTCGTCACATCATTGATGCTGATCATTATAATTGACTCAACTTATTTTTAGCCATTTCTAACTCACCTTGACTTGGCACAGTTGCCTCCTTCACCAGATCATACTTTATAAACTCCTGACCATCGCGGCTCTCAGTAAATGGACTGATATCGGAAACCGTCTGAACGTCGAGAGGTTGCGAACGAAGAGATAACAACTTCACTTCACCGTTGACAACTTCATATGACGCAACAACAGAGAAACCAAAGGCGAAACCACTGTTCTTAACAGTCATAAACATACATTCATAGATAGCCTTGTCATCGTTTACATACTTCTTGACTGATGTTGTTTCAATAATATAGGTGCAGAGCCCCGTACGCTTAGCGATTTCTTGGTTCGCTTGGAGCACAAACTCCTGCATCATGTCATTGTCAATGTTAGCGTCCGCCTGACTGTATCCACTGAGGTCTGGTCTGGCATCATCAAGTCGAATGGACCCAGATGGCTTTTTGTATCCTGAAAATCCAAAGATTTCGGTGAATGGTTCGCGTCTCACTGTAAGTAGCAGGACAATGGCAATAAGGACGATCGTCAAAGACCACTTCATCATCTTTACTACTATGCGTTAATTTTTTTTTACAAAATACCCCATGCATATTAGATGTCGCTACTGATATACAGCCCAAGGTGCAAACACTCCATGGAAGTCATCGAGTATATCAATCAGCACAAACAATTGAAGCAGCTTGTAAACTATCACAACATCAACACACAAGGTATTCCACCTGCGTATCGCAACAAGATTACTCGGGTTCCCACAATGTTGACAAAGAATGGAAAAATTCTTGTAGGAAATGAAATCAAGAACTGGTTGGATTCACTCCTTCCCAACAAAGAGGTCTCCAACTGGGGATTTGGTGGAGCGTGTTCCATGACCACACTTGACGGTGATGACAATGATACTGATATGTTCTCATTGGATAGTTATGGACAATCCCTCCAACCCGCGATGACCAGGGAGCTCGAGGAGAAGATTAACCGGGATGTCAATAAGGGTATTGCATACAGCGAACAGATTTAAAGATATAACGCAGTATTTTTAGTAACATGAGACTCGTTACGATCCAAGCTTCGGCTATCAAGTCGACATTTGAAGTGCTGAAGGATATTCTCAATGATGTGAATATCTTCTTTCGCCCACAGGGTATGTACATTGTCACCCTGGACACAGCAAAGACATCCCTCATTGACATGTTCCTCTCAGCCGACAACTTCGAAGAGTATCATTGTGATCAGGAAGAAATCATTGCTGGAATTAATATTTCAAATACTTTTAAACTTTTGAAGACAATTACAAACAATGATGTTCTCACAATTGAGATTAATTCCAAGGAGTTTATGGATATTGAAATTATGAGTGAATCCAAGAAGACAAGTACAAAGTTTCAACTCAAACTCCTGGATATTAATGAGAGCCGCATTGAAGTTCCAGATGTCACAATGACAAGTGTCACCATCCTCCCATCCGCCGACTTTCAACGCCTCTGTAGGGACATGTCAAATATTGGACAGGACATTGAGATCACACGAACGGGTAAGGAACTCCGCCTCCGGTGCGAGGGAGACTTTGCAAATCAGGAGACTTTCATCGAGTGTCCAGAAGATACCACTGAAATGACAGGTATCTACTCTCTCAGGTATTTGAATATATTTACAAAGGCGACGAGTATGTGTGCGTCTGTGCAAATTATGCAAGAAGAGGGGAACAGGTTTTTGATTCTAAAGTATAATGTTGCCAACTTGGGAGAGCTCAAGTTCTACTTGGCTACTAAGGTATCCGAAGATCAGCTGTAGAATCCTCAGTTGTCAATATAGTCTTTTTCATACCCAGTGAGTTGCTGAGTATTATTTTGGGATACCTCTTATTTAGGGTCTTCGTTGTGTAGTACAAAAAGTCCTTTAGGGGTACAACCTCATTATGAAAATCATTTCTTGGTCCCGCGTATCGCTTCACCTTTTCAGTAATGTCTACGTGTGGTTTATCATCATGATCCACAATCCAAGCATTACTTAAGGGGATACTGAAACTCATACCCTCCGCTTCATTCTCACCAGGTGTAAAGTTAATATCTTGGGAGATAGCTTTGTAGATTTTACCGCCATACCAGTACTTTACACGGAGCACCAAGTTTTTAACATTTTGGGGAACTACTGTGTGTCTGAATGGCCTACCTGTCGCGTAGAGGTGGAACTCATCAAGGGTACCATCCCAATCTTTTTCCTCTTCCTCCCAAAATGGATCTTCTACCTGATACTTCATCCGGTAGTCAATCTTATATTCCAACTGTTCAGAAATTATGGTGTAGTCCCGAGGTGTCGTCAACTTTTTGTAGAAATATAAAACATTACTTAAAAGTTTGATTAACATTCTTAATTATAATGGAGGGAAACTTTTTAAGTAGGTATAAAAATAAGATTGAAAATTGGATCAATCTTATTGAAACCGATCCTTCAAATAGAAAGAGGTACGAGAATGATATGAGTGACTATATGATTAAGTGTATGCCTTACATGAATCAATATGCAGATGAAACCGAGGAAGTTACAAATACAGATAATATTTTTAACGTCAAGGAAACTGTTGGGCTTCAACGAAAGGATATATTTAGGGACTATCTCATAGATGTAGAGAATCAAAATATATCGAGACCGGGTGAACGTATATCAGAACAATGTCAAAGTTGTTCTTCGAGCAATGTCATCCATATCCAGGATACCAGTGAACTTGTATGTGACAAATGTGGCCTCGTATTAGCATGTCTCATTAGCGAGGAATTGACATATAGGGAGGAACAGGAAACCTCTGAGAAAGTGGTCAATTATAGCTATAAGAGGGAAAATCACTTCAATGAGTGGCTCAGTCAGTTTCAAGCACAAGAGATGACAACGATACCCCCAGAGGTTATGGATCAATTGAGGTCAGAACTCAAGAAGATGAAGATTAAACATTTAGAGGATATTACACATGCAAAGATTCGGGGGCTTCTCAAAAAGTTGAGACTCAACAAGTATTATGAACATGTTCCATATATAACGAATATCCTCAATGGCATTAGGGCTCCAAATATGCCTCAGGAGTTGGAGGAACAGTTACGTATAATGTTCAAAGAAATCCAAAAACCATTTGATGATAATTGTCCATCCGATAGGAAAAACTTTTTGAGTTATTCTTATGTACTCTACAAGTTTTGTGAACTCTTGGGCGAGGATGAATACCTGCAATACTTTCCTCTCCTCAAGTCAAAGAGTAAGCTATATGCACAAGATCAAATCTGGAAGAAAATGTGTGATGATCTTAAATGGGAATTTATCCCTACAATTTGAGGTTAAAAACATACGAAGCATAGTATACAATGCCAAAGGATACAAAGTGTGCAAACTTTGATGTGTGCCACAAGATGATGGACTCGAGACTGAAAGTATGTTCGAGTTGTTTCTGGAGATTTGAGAATGAACTTCTTGAGTTTAAGGAGCACATGGAATGTCCAGTGTGTCTAGAAGTTAGAAAGTGTGTGCGTTTTAGAAATTGTACACACTTTGTGTGTACCTCACTGTGCTTTCCAAGATTACACGAATGTCCAATGTGTTCAAGACTTAAAGATGCCGATATATCTTTAGACAATGAATAAGTACGAAAAGTTCTGTGTAGAAGAGGCAGAATTCCACCTACGCAGAGCTCAAGAAATTCTTACAGAGGGTCTCAAGGATCCCAAGAAATACTATGATGAACGACTAGAGTTTTATAAGGTGATGACCAATGTATTTCCCTTTATTCTTCTCCTACAACAATGCGGCGCACCTCAACCTCCTGACCAGGATGAATCGGGAAATTTATCAGATAGCCAATCTTCAGTTGCGTCAAGCGCAAATAGTTACGTAGTTGACACTCAGCCTGCTCGTTAAGGGTTTTGATTGCTTTGAACTCAAGGACAATCTCATTGTTTATGATAATATCAGCCCTCAAATTTCCAACAACATGACCCTCAAATTGAATTGGAATAATCCTTTCCGATTCATATTGAATACCCTCTTTACGTAAGAGAACCTCCATACAATTGTGATAGACCCTCTCGGAGTAGCCAAATCCCATTTGGGTATAGATCCTCTTGGCTAGGACCTCGATGTCAATCATACATGATGATTGACGAGAAACTTTAACTTCTTCTTCCCTGTCATGGCAGCCTTCACAACCTTGTTCCTCAAGTTTGGGGTAAGTTCGTACCCAGTCATGTTTTTGAAAGCCTTTGCATTACCCGCAGCCGCCGCAGCCCTCACCATTGTGGCTGAGACAGCACCAGGTGGTCTCGAGATGGCAATCTTCTTAAATGGGAGAAACTTGAACGTGTTTCCTCTATTTTGTCCCACAACCATTACGGAGTTTTTATTGAAGTTTTGAGCAATCTTGGCTATACTCTTCTCCTTGGAGGACGCCATAATTGTCACATTGGGAAACCATCTCCGGAGGATTCTCACTTTGTTCTCCACCGGTAGGGGGTTCTTGGCGTTACCTACCGAGTGG